CGCCCTTCGTCTCGGCGAGTCTCCCATTGACAGTGCTCGCCGTTGCTGAGGTTGACTCTGGCGAAGACAACGCTGCCGTCCCGACCATGTTGATGCGCAAGCGTCATCAGCATGCCGGGGTCGCTGGTGATTGCTCTGCCAGCTACTTCTTCCGCTGCACCGGAGATAGCCAGTGCAACGGCCTGCACCACGGCGCTCTTGCCGATGCCGTTGGGTCCGACGATCAACGTCTTCTTGCCCAAGTCGTAGCTCTTGGGGTTGCCGTCAGGTGACTTGATGTTGAACGAAACGCTCGTAATTTCAGGGGTACTCATGTTGTTGCTCCTTGAGTTGGTTCACCACTTCTTGGGTGGTACAGAGGTGCCGCACTTAGGGCACCGGCCAGAATTCCACTTGGGTTGATACGCGCCGCATCCACAGAAACGGCAGTAGTATGAGCTCATTGGGCCTCCGCAGTTATTTCAGCCAACTGCTGCCCGACAACAGCAAAAGGCTCTGAGTCATAGTGCCAGTACAGATGAGGCAGAAACGCCACTGGTCGGGGCACAGGTGTGTAGAAGATGAGCGCGCTACCCTTGGGCGCTCCAACAGAACTCTCACCGTCAGGTCGAACGAACTTGACCCGAGGCGACAGGAAGATGACACAGAATGTATGGGGACATTTGGTCACCCAGTTGCGCCAATACGTTGTGTCCGTGTTTGCATAGACCAGCAACGCAACTGTCTCACAGCCTTCGCTACAAGCCGTCGCTGCTTTCTTGAACCACTTGCCTATGCCTCTACCGTAAGGTGGATTGCACCAGACACGCTTGCCGTAGTCCGACCACTTGACTCTGAGTGCATCAGTCTTTGGGTCGATGAACGGATCGACGCGAGCAGCGTCGAGGTTGGTTGCACAGGCATCGAGGTCAAACTCGCATACTTGATTGACTTGGTCGAACAGTCCTGATGGGGTCATCCAATCATCTTTGCCCAACGTTCTTGTTGTCGGTGTCGTCACTCCGCACCTCCCTTGGCGTAGCCATCTTTCGCCCAACCCTCTCCGCGAAGAGCGAAGTTGGGTCGAGAGACCTGACGGTTGGTTTGAGTAGAGCCGCACGACGAGCACGACTGAACGTCGTCGAGCTTCGAGATAGACATCAGCACCTCGAACTCATGACCGCAGTCAGCGCACTTGTAGTTAAACAGCGGCATCAGTTTTCCTCCGAGTAGAAGAAGCACGGGGTGTTCTCGCCGTCCCAGCATCCCGCCACGTTGTGGCTGAAGTAGTCTGTCGCTGCGTCATAGGCTTCGAACAGGCTGCGCGGTTCTTCCTCTTCCATCAGGGACTGAACGATAGCTTCGACACAGAGGTGCGCATCATAGACAGCGACCCACACGGTGCTTGCACGATTCCAGTGGTCTTCGGGCTTGTTTGTAATGTCAACAACACACGGGTCGTAGATGTTACGAGGCTCCAACAGCAGGGCTTCGGGGTTCTTAGCGTTGAGGATTCTCAGCAAGATCTCGTAAGTCATTCTTCCGAGCCCTCTTCACGAACGATGATGCGACCCCATGCCTTGTAGTCATCGCCGGGAAGTCGACGGAATCCTTTGACTTGGTGGTACTCGTCCAGTCGAGTGTCCCAAACCCACGCCATCTTGCCTTCGCGAACGAAGCCCTCGATCATCTCATAGGTCGGTCGACCACATACGGTGTCCATCACGCCGACGTACTGAGCCGGACGGATGATGCCGTGGAACCTTGAGTCACCGTTCCACATGCGGCCCGCTACAACCGACTGTGGCCACGCTTTCCAGCCACCAGCGTCAGAGGCTCGACTCTTGTAGTCGTCTCGACCAGCCACCACGGTGATGGTGTGGTCAGGGTAGTTGTCGCTCAGACTTTCTGTCATTCGGTCGCGCCACTTGTCGATTGACTCGTCGCTGTCGCCACGGTCGTGCGCCATAAAGAATCTGAAGTCCATGTCGTTGCTCATGTCATCCTCCTTTGTGAAACATTGTAGTAAGCTGTTGTGTGCCTTTGTCAAACACTTGTTTTACACTTCGGCCCAAGTGTACCCGACGTCGGCTTCGCAAGTAAATGCGACGGGCCATCCGGGCACTTTGATTGTCATGCATTTCTCCATCTCCGCTTTTGCCCATTCCGCCATGTGTTCTGGAACCTCGACCACGAGTGAGTCGTGGACTTGCGCTGTCAACCCTGTGCCGGGACCCCACTTCTGAAAGGGGAACGACTCCAGCACGCGCTGTTCTGCGATAGCCATGACAGCCGCCTCGCATGCCAGCACGGGGAAGTTGACAACCTCGTTCTTCTTTCCCTCTTGCAGACCGCCTGACCTTCTCTTGAAGAGGGGGTCTTCCATGTAGCCTTGTGCGTCAAACATGTTGAGCATGTCTTGCCACGCCATCATCCAGTCAGGCTCCGCCTCGTGCCAGACACGGTCGAAGAACCGTACTTGGTTGAGGTCGAAGCGAAGGTACGGCAGGTCGGTGTGTAGATACTCACTGCCATCTTCTCGCTGCTTGAAACCCGTAAGCTCAGTAGATCGAATCACGCTGTGCTTGGTTTCAGCAGACGCCCAGTAGATGGATGCGTAGCGGTACGTCTTGGTCAGTTCTCGCAGCTGACCCGCCTTTCCTTTTTTGCTCGGCTTGTGGGACGCTTTCAAACTGAATCCGTTTTTCCATCCTGAAGCTTGTTCAAAATCTTTTCCGAACAAGTCATGAGCCAACCAACAATGCGGGTCAAGGTCGTCAGCGAAACAGTCGAGAAGGCGCTGCACGCCCCAGTAGTTCGCGGTAATGACCAAGTGTGCCGCGCTCAGGTCGCATCCAACGAGCACATGTCCGGGGGCTGCGCAGTACAGAGAACGAACACCGCCTAAGTCCTTGCGGCTCGATTGGTTCTGCATGTTGGGTCCGCTGGATGACAGACGACCCACAGCCGTTGTGTGACTGTTCCACGTGGAACGTACCCGACCGTCGGGGTGTAGCGACCCCCCATCTTTGAGTGGGCGGAGCCCGTACAGCTGTGTACCCAACACCTTGGTGCGTACTCGACGGTACTGCCTGAGTGTCAGCAGGAACTGGCGTTGATTGTTGTTTATGTCAGGGCTTGCCATGTGAGCACGCAGCACTGCGTCGCCCGTTCCCGGTAATCCTGAATCCGTATAAAATTCTTTAGCATCCATCCCATAAGGAATGCCGAGGTCCCACTGCTCATACAGCAGGGCTCTGACTTGATCGAACGAGCCGGGGTTGAAGTCACTGTTCGACTTCTTCTTGACGCCGACGACCTCGGAGAGCTCTTGCAACTGGTCGTACAGGTTTGCGGCAACCTTCTCAAACCTGTCGGTGAGAATCGCTGCCCGCTTCTGGTCAACGTACACCCCGTTCTGGTGCATCTGGACACACATGTCCTGCCGAAAGTGATCGAGGTTCCGCAGGTTCCACGGCGTAGCGCTCGGCCATGACACGGGCTTGGCCCACTCCGGGAGAGGTCGACTCGCTCCGTTCTCATCCGCAGACCTTCTCAGAGGCTCGGTGATGCGTGCATTGACCACAGTGTCGTACTCACAGTACGTCAGCCGCTCTTGGTCCAGCACCTTGCTGCCGCTGTTCTTCTCTCCGCTCTCACTGGTCTCCCACTTGTGGACGTCGGTCAGCCTGCGCCCGGTAGGCTTGAGCCCTTTGGGCAGGTCAGGGTGGGTGAAGCGGGCGTCGAAGAGCGTGTCATGCGTCGGCATGGGACGTACGCCCAGCCAGTGCTCCGTGACTTGACGATCGAAGTACCCCGCGTTGTGACCAACCTTTGTCTTGGTCTCGTCGGTGAAGAACTCTCTCAGCACCTCCTTGATCTTCTCTTCCTCCCCCGGAGAGTAGTAGCGACGGCCGGGGCTGTCGGTGCCCATGATGTTGATGCCGACGGAGCGTGCCAGCTGCGCAGGCTGCTCCCACGGCATTGTCGGATGGCCGTCTGCATCGAGGTCAGGTGTGGCAATGGCGAGGCATCTGACACCAATGTCAAGAACGTTGATGCCATCCGTCTCGTAGTCATAGACCCAGAACGGCGAGGGAAACGACAACCACTCACGCAGTTCTTCTGCGGTGGGCTGCTCGGAAAGCTCCGGCTCAAGCCAGTTCAGCGCGTTGTTGAACCAGCGGAATGCCTTGCCCAGCGTTGCGTAGAACTGAGGGCGCAGCTTCGGCGCATGCTTGACATAGCCGGGGTCATACGTCGAAACCACTTTAACAATCCAGTCATTCTTAGACTGAGTCCAGTCGAAGGCTTGCCAAGTCAACCGGCTTGCCTTGACCTCTCGCATGTCGCCTTCAAGGTTGGACATGCTGGTCGAGGTCCCGAGTACTCGTTGTGCTGGGTTCGACCCCAGCGGGATGATGTAGCCGTAGGCAGCCAGCATTCTCTGTAAATAGGGAGCGCAGCAGTCAGCGGGGTGAGGGAGCTCTTCTTCGACCTGACGCTTGGCCTCGGCCGCAGACATCCCGGTGGCTTGTAGCTTTTTCTGCGCTGCCTTTCTTCGGCGGCGAAGCTGGGCCTCCATCTTCTTCCAGCCGTCTTTCGACGCACATGCTGTCACGAAGAACAGGTCGATCATCGTTCGCTTCAGACCGTTTGCTTTGAGCGCACGGTCCCACTCGGCTCCGTCGAGACCGCTGAGTGGGCGTTCGTGCCTTACGTCCTCTCGCTTCGGTGCTTCCAGCACGGCGGCGACTGTCGTGGACTCGTGAACCTCGGGAGGAACGGGTTCCCACTGTCCGTCGGAGAGACAACCGTCTGGCCCCAGAGGGCAGCGGTCACATTGCGCCCCCTTCTCTCGGGGGTCAAATCTAGTCGTCATGATTATCCCATCGGCATTTTCGGTGTGTCGGCCACCCCGATTTGAGTTTGATGTTGTGGTATGCGGCGTAGCGTTTGACCGCCTGTCGCAGTGAGATGACCTCCTTGGGCCAGCCAATCTCGTCTTTGATCATTCCGTACGACAACCCCTTGCGGTTGCGTAGGTTGATCGCCTTGATCAACAGTTCCTCGTTGGAAAACCTCCGAGGTCGGTTGCTGTGGTCGATCGAACCAAGCTGTCTGAATACCTGCTTACGGAGTGTCGAGACGTTGACACCCATGTCTTGAGACACTTCGTCCCATGTCTCGCCTGCCTCGACGCGTGCCTTGGCAGACTTGAGCATGGGGAACGTCCACGTGCGACGCGGGGCCATTAGCCGTTTACCTGTGTCATACCTGCGAGAAACCGCTCGATGCTCTTACACCAGATGCGATGGACCTCGTCGATGTAGACCACCATCAAAGGGTATCGCTCAGGGTCATCCGCGTGTTCGTTCACAATCATGTGAACCCGGTAGAAGTTTCCGTTGCGATGCTGCCAGCGTGTTCCCGGCAATACGTCCTGCTGCTCCATGTTCCACTCCTGCAAGAGACCCCCGCCGACTTGCGACGACGGGGGTCAAAGTTAGCTCAATTCACTTCGCCGGGGGCGGTGGGAACTTGCTGTTGCTGGGCGGAGGAGGCGGCATCTTAGCCATTGCAGGTGCCGTCACCTTCGAGTTGCGACGCCAGCCAAACTGGCGAGTGTCCTCGGGGGTGTCGCCCTTCTCTTCGTGACGGTCGAACTGGTCCTTGTTGATGAAGGACTTGACCTCTCCGTAGACACGCTGACCAGCGGGGACATCGTCAGGACGACCGAGCCAAGCGATGTAGGCGGTACGGCCCACGAGGTGCTCAGTGTTCAGGCCGTTCTCTGCCATGTAGTCCTCGGTGATGCCGGAGGACAGAGCGACGCGCTTGATGGCAGCGACCATGCCGCTGATCTTCTTGTTGCGAGTCTGCTCGTCCATGGCCTGCAGTGCCGGAGCCATGTTGCCGTCGGAGTCAAACGGGCAGCTACCAATCTCACGAGTGATCGCTCCGTTGGGGAACTTGATGTGAACGAAGTAGCTGAAGTTACCCTGACGATCGAGGACACCACGGTCTTCGAACTCGACGATCTCCACGGCGTAGTAGCCAGTGCCGGGAGGAAGGTTGCCAGTGCCGACAGATGCGGCGGTTTCTGCTGGAATAAAGAAAGACATGTGTATTGCCTTGGTTGGTTTGTTTTGTTGTTGAAACCCGGTTTGCTGCCGGAACAGCCGTCATTCAGACGGAGGTGGTGGAGTCGACGCTTTGCGCTTTTTCTTCTTCGCCGTCGGTAGCTCCAATACTTTGAATAGGTTGTCAGACCGTTGCTTCCGAATCACACCCCGTGCGATGCCATCTTGGATGGCCCACCGGATGTGCAGCTGCGTGTCTCGACCGCTGCCTTTTGCGAACTTCTGTGCCTTAGCGACACCCTCGTTCACAGCGCTCTCGACGTCACCTGACTGCATCACAGCAGCTACAGCGTCAGCCACTTCGTCCTGCCATTCGAGTCCGGGACGACGAGATAGGCCGTAGTCCACGGCACTTGCTCGCAGTAGCTCCCGAACATTCGGCGGGCTCTCTGCGTAGCCGACACCGTTGCGGTCACCTGTCACCCATGTGCTGTCCCACGGGTTGACGAACAGGCCGCCCTTGACCCAAGGGTCGGGGTAGTCCTTGTTCACAATGGCGCGAGCATTGAAGTCGCACCATGCGGGGACGCGAACAACCTGACCCTTGCTGCCCAGAGATGGACCGCCGGGGACAAAGCTCCCGTCCATACCAGAGCCGGGTGCCTGCTCGTGAGCAACCATGAAGACACTGACACCTATGTGTCGTGACTTCTCAGCCAGCCGAAGCAGCTTGTCCTTGAGTTGCTGGTACGGCCAGAACTTGTCGACCTTGCCGCTGTTGGTGATTTTAGGATTGTCCTGCCAGAAACGCAGGCTCGTCTCGCACAGCGCTGTCATGCCATCGACACACACAGCGGGATACGACTCGACGAGACCCTGTTCTTCGAGCATCGACATGAGGTCAAGCAGGTCTACCAGCGTCCTGACCGGATGCTCGTAAACGGTAGGCTCGAACCCCCACTCGTTTTGTGTGACGCTCTTGATCGCGTTCATTCCCTCGCCCGGAATCCATAGGGCGTTGGGGAATGCGCTCGCGACCATTGAGGTCTTCATGCGCTTGGGCTGGCCAAAGACCATACCCATGACCGTGGCATTTGCCATGGTCGCCTCCAGTGATGTTGTTGTTGTGGTATTGCCCCGAAAGGCTCGCCGACTGTAACACAGTTGACGATTTCCCAGTACTTGTTTGTCGTTTACGGTCGGGGCTAGTCCGTAAACCAGTCTTTGATTATTGCGACATGCTCTGTGTCAGCGTCAGCGATGACTCTTCTCCGCCGAGGAGACGCCAGCTTTTTTGGTCAGCCAACTCGTGACTACGCTTGAAGCTACGAATCTGGCCACCTGTCAGTTCGAGTTTTTCCACAAGAAAATCAATGACTTGCTTTACGCTGAAGTCCTTGCATGAAAACAGGTCGAAACTCACGTGGCCACGAAGAGGCCAAGTGTGAACGCTGGCGTGAGAGGTCGTGAGGATCACGGTACCTGTCACACCTCCGTCGTCTTCTCCCGATGTCACTGAAGGGTCGAGCGGGACTGCGACGATCTCTGCCGGTCGCAGAATCTGCATCCCCACCAACTCTACAAGCTCGTTGAGTAAGTCACCTACCAACTCAGCATCGTTGATAATGTGAGCTTGCTGTGTCCACGCGTCGATGACTACATGCCTTCCTGTGTCCATGTCGCTTACTCCGGCCCGTACTGGCACAGTTCGAATGCACCGCACTTGCCGTAGCGGTGGTAGCAAACCAGTTCGTTCTGAGCCATTCGCCAGTCACCCTCTGTGATGTATTCCCGCTTGTGGTTGACCAGCTGATTCGCCAGCGAGTGAGCCTTCGAATAAATCTGGCGAGCCAACTGCGCATCCCGCCATGGTGTTGCGGGTACGTGCTGTCGACTCACTGTCCATGGGCTGCGCCGCTGAACGAGATTCAAGATGACTCCACCGAAGTCTTCGTACAGTTGCTGACCCATGATGCGGTTGACAGCGAACTGCCCGTCCATTGAGTACTGCTCGGCTCTCGTCTTGCTCACGCTGCCGCCGGTCACCTTGTGGTCCCAGATGTAGGTGCGACCGTCGGAACTGTGCTTCATCACGAGGTCGAACCGCTTGGTGACTTCGATGGGTTTGTCGTGCTGAAGACCGGGCACTCCGGGCACCGGTTCCTCAAGACCGGGGCAGTCCAGCAGCCTCGGCTCCGACAGGTTCTTGTCGATCCACAGCCCGAACACTCCCTCGTGGTTGAGGCCCAGCGTCAGCTTCGCTTGATGCTCCACGGCCACGACTTGGTCGGAGACGAAAGGTTCCTTCTGGAGGTACCGACGAAACAGGTCAAGCGTTGTGCCGATGTAGGGGTGAGCGTCCACTCCTTCGAGCTCTCGTCGTCGTACCCACTCTCGTACTGCTTCCTCTGGAGGCAGAAAGTAATCGGGATCGGTAACATGCTCTCCCTCGTACTCGAAGCCACCCTGCGTGCATCCGAGTTGTGCATAGTAATGCGCCAGTATCGTGTGCCCCATGGACCCCATGGTCAATGCCTCAGCGTTCATGAACTGCTGCTGCTTGACGTTGATGATGAACCAGAGACGGTCACAAGTGAACGCCGGACCCCAGAAGGACCAGCCTGTGGTGCTTCGACCAGTGTCGATAAGCATAGGTGTTGTCATTGTTGCTCCTCCAGCCAATCCTCGTGCGACTTCGCACAAGCTCTGGCGTAGTTAATGATGTCTGCCGGTGTGTGCTCTACCGATGATGCAATGACGCAAGCAGCCCCCGGCAAATAGGTTGCGTCTCCCCTGCTCAATGCGATGCCTGTATCCAGCTTTCTTTCCAGAGATGTGTAGGCAAGACCTACGATCACTGAAAAGGAAAGCACCGTCACGGCGCATAAAGCACCCAACGCAACCGCCTGTTCTCTTTCTTTGGTTGTCATCAATCCTCCCCAAAGAGTGCGCTCAACACCGACGCCTTCATCTTCTCGTGGTCGTCGATACCAAGCAGTTTGTCGTCCATCCCCTGATACTGTTCCGCCGCCAAGAACTCCTTGATGGGTGTGATCTTGTCAGCCAGAATCCCTGCGACCTTCTCGTCGTAGGACTTCCGAGCCAAGACCACCTTGAGCAATGTCGGTCGACCACCGATGCGATCGAACCTCCCCTTCCACTGCTCGAAGTCACCGGGTCGCCAAGGCAGCATCGCAAAGATGGCAAGGTCAGAAGTCTGCAGGCCGTCAACCGACTCTCCGAATGCCTGCCCCGTACCGATGAGCAAGCACGGCCCCTCATGTGTTCGGTACTCTGAGACCATGTCCTCACGGTCACGATCGTCTGACCCACCATGACCCCACCACATCTTCGGCATGCGGCCACCGAAGTTCTTCTGCTTGACCTCCTTGGCCAGAGCCTTCTCGACGTAGACTGCCCAGTCCTCACAGTCCTGACGGCGTGCCGTAAACAACACGACCTTGCCGCCACCACGCAGACCCTCAAGCACTTCTTCGATGACGTACTTGCGCTTGCGGCTGGCTGCCTCCATCAGGTTCGCTTCCAGCGCACGCTCTTGGTCGAACTCACTGTGAGATGACAGCGCTTCCTTCTCTGCCTTGGCAATGATGCGCTTGAAAGCAGCGGGTCGGTTCTGGTCAGACGGGTCAAGCCAGACCACCTGTACTCGTGTCGCGGGTAGCTGACCGTGAGACTCAGTGTGAGTCACCTCTTGCATTAGGTAGGACGTTCGCGCTTTCAACTCGTCGATGTGACTGCTTCCCTTGTCATCCAGACCGCCGTACTCTCCCTCCTTCGCAGCGCAGTATCTCTTGGCGAAAGAGCCGAAGCCCATGCCGTATGCGCCGGGAGCGAGAAGGTCCAGCTGACTCCACAGCCGTCGAGGTCTGCCGTCGTCAAGCGGTGTAGCCGTGAGTCCGACACGAAGAGCGAGAGACGGAAGTCGACTCACGTCCATCGCTGCAACAGCCCGTGTCTCACGAGTGTCGGTCTTGGTGCGACGCTTCTCGAACTCAACCTCTCCGTTGCTGTTGAAGATGGCCTTCCACCTCTTGGGTTGACCAAAGGTGTGAAGCTCGTCGATGACCAGCACCGTCGGCTCCAGCGAAGCAACGTCTCCGACGTAGTCTGGCAGAGACTGAGCACCGAACACCACGAACGGTCGACGCTTCTCTTCACGACACTCGACCAGATAGTCCTCCAGAGTCTTGTCGCCACGGCGCATCTGACCTCGTGGGATGACTCGGTGAGGCACGATGTTCGTGTACTCCTGAACTTGGTCCCACCAGACCCGGCGTGCTTTGGCGGGAGCAACTACGCACACTGGACCGGGACGAGTCAGGCTCGACAGGATGGCCGTCAGTGTCTTGCCTGCGCCGCAGGGGTAGACCAGCTTTGACCACGGTCGAGTCGATGCCCAGTAGACACCGCGTGCTTGGTAGTCCGTGAGCAGGTCTGCTACAAACGGCTTGACTTCTCCTGTGTCGATCATCCTCTGCGTGACTCGACGACCGTAGTCCGCCATGATGGCCAGACCATCCTTGTCCTCTGTCGGCCACGCGAAGATGTCTTGTGGTCCGACAGCGTGCTCGACCTGCGGGATGATGTGTTGCTGCCCGAGGCTGTACTCGAACAACCACTGAGCATTCAGCGGAACGAAACACTTGTAGTAGTCATACCCGTTGATGTCCTCGCCGATGTTGTCTCGTTTGATCTTAGACAGTCGATGCCAGTGCCGACTGAAGTTCTGATGGCCATAGACCAACACTCCGGGGAGCCGCTCCTCTGCACTGAGAAGCTCGTCTCCGACAGGAGACTCGACTCTGTAGATGAAGTGTGGCTGGTCGTTCAGAGGAGAAAACACGTTGGTCATTGCTCCATCTCCTTGAAGTCCATTGGTTCATCCAACAGCGCGGCGACTGGCCCTTTCCAGCCGCAGCTTTTTCTGTGGTTGCAGTACGCATTGATTTGCCGAGTGGGGTCAAGCCACCACCAGACAGCATCTCTTCGACAACGAGGGCACTCGACCAAGCGGACAGCATCGTCGCTGACCACTCCTCCGAGAGCATGTCCGAGTTCTGCACGAGCGTCGGGGTCCAAGTGCAGGTTGCGTAGACCTCGATGGTCCGGCTCATCTCGATACGGCAGCGCGCTCGGCAAGCTCACTACGTTGTCGACGGGAGCCCACTTGAGGATGTCGTCGACCTTCAGTAGCGGCCCATCGTTGTGGTGGAACTCGAAGGTAGACTGATGCACTTGGTCTTCTAAGTCACAGGCAGGTAACACCCATGCTCTCGAAATGTCTTTGCAGTTTCTGTCGATGGTCTTCTCACAGTAGTCCTCAGCCCATCGCCAAGCTGTCGCATACTCTTCTTTGCTGATGTTTCGGTCGAGCGGCAGCACCACTCGGAAACGATGAGCATCCGAGCGATGTGACCATGACGTGTGTAGCAGCGCACACCATTGACCCCATGTGGTGAGAGCCTCTTGGATGGTCGTCCCATCGTCGTAGTCCAGCACCAAACATGACGCCTCTTGAGCGTGAGCTTTCTTGCGTCGGGGCGGTTCGAATCGTGTCGGGCTCCACTGCGGGAGCTTTCGTTTATCCCAGACACGGAAGGCTTCCCCCGGCTGGGACAGCAGTTCGATCAACTCAGCCAACGTCAGCTGACGTGTGTCAGCGTCGGTGAGAAACAAGTTGTCGAACATGCTGACCCAGAAGCGCTTCATGCGTCGCCCACTGGTTCGCCGCAGTAAAGGTGCGCTGCGTGCTGTACCTCGGCAATTCTATCAATGACGTCCTTGGCAATCTGCAGGTCGATGTCTCCCGCATCACAGACCGTTGCGATAGCGAACGCAAGTTCCTCAGCTACTTGGCGGTAGGATTCTCCGCCTCTGATAGCTGCGTCGATCACATCGCTTGTCGGACGGTAGACTTTGCCGTAGTTGATCATTCTCATGAATTTTCCTTGTCTTGCCATTCAATCCTCCGTTGACGGTGGGAACCACCGCGCAGTTACTTTGCTTACGTAGTCGTCCTTTCCTCGATAGAAGAGAGAGCGTACTCGACGACGCGTCCAGCCAGCTTGCTCCAATATGTGACCAAGCTCCAGCCACCGTCGCCGTTCTCCAACAAAGTCTTCGAAGAAATCTTCGAAGTCCTCGTGATAGGCAATCTCACTGACCGCTACACTGGGCAGCCTTGAAGTCTCGTTCATAAAGTAGGTGACTTGGGCGATTACGTAGCCCGGTGTCTTCTTGCAGTATCGTGTGTTTAATTGCATAGGTTCTCTCTCACATGTTGTAGATTAAGACCCAGAGCAAGCACCAAGGGATCAACCAAGCAAGCGCCCAAGCGCTTGGTGTTTTTTCATCTGGGTGTCTTTCAATGGTCTCGTAGTTTGGGTGATAGCGATAAACACTCTTGTCAATCACGCTACGGTCTACGGGGTGACCATACGAGTAGCGATCTCGAACAAGCCATCGATCGTCTTCATAGGCTGTGACTTTGTAGTGGACCCATCGAGAATCAACTAAGTCAGGCCGACTGGGGGGTCGGGGTCTTTCGTTTTGCATTTGACTCCTCACGGCGCGTAGCGGCACCGCAAAGCACAGGTTAGCAACCGCGCACACAACTGTCAAACAGGGTATGATGTTCGCATGTCTGACCTCGAAAACATTCCTCCTCCTGACCAACTGCTCGCTCGACTGAACGAACAGGACGAAGCTCTCAACGATACGGAAAAAGCCGGAGCGCTGAGAGAGTTGCTGAGAGCCGGCATCTCTGTCGGCAAAGCAGCAACCCATCTCGACCTGCCTGTCTCTGTCGCATGGCGCATGGTCACCTCTGACAAAGCCACACAGAAGGCAATGACAGAAGGCGATGACCTGCGTCGTAGACAGCTGCGAGCAACACTTGAGAACCGTGCCGACGACATGCTTCAGGTCATCGTGAGCTTGGCTCACGACCCCGACATCGACGGTTCGGTCCGGCTGAAAGCAGCGCAAGACATCATCGATCGAACAGGCTTGTTGGACAAGAACAGTGGCGGAGGAAAGTCCAGTCAGCAGCAAGCTGCAGCAGTCATCGAGCTCTCGTCTATCGACAAGGACTTTCATGACCGACTGCAACGCATCACTGTCAAAGCTGGCACGCGGTCAGATGATTAGTCCTTGACCACTTTCTTTACGCCATACTTCTCCTCCAGTTCTCGTTTGAACTCCTTCAAGTCGTCGTACCTTGGGTGATTCATCAGCGCAGTGACGATGGTGTCAGCGTCTCCTGTTGCGGGTAACGAGCGAAGGACATCGCCGAAGCGCTCGTCAACCTGCTCGGCCACGCGCATGGCATTCGACTTGCGCTTGTACCCATGGTAGTGATGACCGTTGCTGAACGTGAGTCCCGTCGGCCAGTGCGTAATCTTCCATCGCTTGTCGTGACTACGCAGGTGTCCGAACTCGACCTCCCATGTTGACGGCTCTTCCAAGTTCTCCATGACTTGGTCGATGACGTCATTTGGATGAACGGCCAGTTGACCGTAACAGCGTACGCCGCGAGCCATGACTTGATACGCTCCGCCTTGGTTGTTGTTAGGCGCACCCCGCATTCGGGTGTACACCGTGATGTCTTTGGTTCTCCACTTAGGCATGTGTCGCTCCTTCGGGTGGTGTTGTGTGCCGGTTAGTCTTCAAGCGAAACAATCAACGCTTGTGAGAGTGCCTCGCGGAGTTCTTCTTCCATCTGCTCGGCGGTCTCCTCGATCTCCTCATCGTCGAGGGCTTCGAGGTGTTCTTCGATCATCTCTGACAGCTCTAAGCTGCCCTCGATGAACTCCTGAAAGGCATCAAACAACACGCACTCGTCAAGTGCTGGGTGCTCAACTTCGATGGTTACTTTGATCTTGCTCATGGTGTTCTCCTGATTAGTGTTGGGTCAAACAGATCTTCTGCCGGTCGTCCTTGCCGCCAGTGGTAGGTGATCTCAAGTGCTGTCGTGATGGGGTCAGACAGATATTTTTCGCAGTATCTGACGTACTCAATGTGTTTTGTGACCATGTTGAAGACGTCAGTAAACACTTCTTGCGGAACGCTCTCGCAGTCAAAGCCACGTAGATCGAACAGCTTGTCGTAGAACTGTTTGTTCCACGCTTTTCGTTGGTCTCTCAGATCGTTCATTGTGCCCTCCTGTACTGGGTTACCATCGGTCGAAGAAGTAAGAAGCCTTGCACTCACACACTTTGTACACCTCACCAGACGAGGGAACGCGCACAGTGTGAACGACGCAGTTGAAGCTCAGAAGCTCGGCTACCCAGTCTTCTGTTTCTCCGCGCCAGCGTATCTTCAGCGGCGGTGTTTCTAAGCTCTCGGCCAAATCAGCCCACCGCCAGCACTCGAACATCTCAAGCCCTATCTGTGTCGGCTCGTGAGATTCGGTGTCGGGGTTGTATTCCCACTCGTCATCTGGGATGAGATCGCTGAGGTCACATCCATCGTTGGGAGAAGCCGTCAGCACACCCCAACCGTTCTCTTTGCAGAACTCTCGAATATAATCAAAGTCTTCTACAGGCATCATCACTCACCTCCTGTGAGCCACCATGATGGTGGCGGTGTTTGTTTGTTCCACTGCGCAAACGTTGCTTTGTCTCCGAGGTAGAACTTTCGATAAGACTCAACGGGGTCGTCGGTCTTGTACTTGTCGGGCATGCACAGAGGATGCGGTGTCCTCCTGAGGTCGGCCAACGGGAGATCCCGAACAGAATCTATGCAATGCTGAATGACCTGCTGCGACTTGTGGACTCTGCCGTAGCGGTGGGTGTACTCCTTGGCGAGTGCCATCCCGTGGTCGTACAGCCACAAGAAGTTACCCAGCGTCTCACGTGCCCACACTGAGCACGGATGATTGACGTGAGCCGTCTTGTATTGCGCCTGACCTCCCAGCATGTTGATCGACGTACACAACATCTGCGCTGACTCCAGCACCATCTTGACGACATGTCTGTCACACTGCATCTGAGCAGCGGTGACAGGATGTCGGTCCAACACGAAGATGTTCATCACTCACCTCCCACTGAGTTCATGTCTTCAGACAGCGCATCCATCGCATCGTTGGTGCGCTCGTAGTTCTCGTCTTCTTCTTCTGCGGACTCGCCTACTTCGTAGACGGTCCAGTTCCGTCGAACGGTTGGGACGCCGCTCGGCTCTGGGCATTCGTCCCAGCAGATGCTGTCGGGCAGCACCTTGATGCACTCAGGGTAGTGCTGAATGTCGAACCCGAAAACTTTGCCCGTTCGGGCGTCGTATTCGTGTAGCGTTTGACCTTCGGACATCAGACGGTCGAGGGCATCGGTGTCGTCATCTCCTTCCGCGACTTCGACCTCGTATTCGACGTAGATGGTGTGCTTGGCTTCGATTCTGTACTTGGGCATGGTTTCTCTCCTTCATTAGCTGTAGTTGCAGGTGAACTGATGCGGCAGCCGGTCATGGTGTCGACGGCGTCGACACCTCCAGCCATGGGCCGATGGTCTGGCTGATGGTCTGGACGGCCTTCTCCGTGCTGACCTCGGTGAACGCCGGCATGTTCAGCGCCAGAGTCGTGATGATGCAGGACAGCAGGTGGTCCCGGTCCTCGGCTCCGGC